CAGCCGCACTAGGGTCAAGCGCAGATAGACTGTTTGGCGTTGATTGATTTAGCGCCGCGCTGGCCATTTGGGATGGATCGATTGGCGTCATCGCTGTGTTACTTAATGTTGAGGCTGCCGTTGGCACGGCATCAGCCACAGCGCCAACGCCGCTTAGCAATTGGCCGCCAGCAAAGCTAGCCAACCCACCAAGAAGACCTTCTTGCAGCGCTTGGCTTGTGGATTCGCCTTGAGCCTTACCAATGCCGAATGTAGCGGCACCAGAACCGGCAGCACCAGCAAGACCAGCCAGCGCAGCAGGCGCTCCAAGGCCGCCTGTGAGGGCTGTGATGCCGATACCAGCGATAGCTGGCAGGATAGCCTTTGCCCAGTTGAAAGCCTCTGGCAGCCCTGTGTGTGGGTTTGTGGTGAAGCCTTTGCCAGTTAGCTGACGGATTCCAGCAAGCTCTGCCCTGCTGACATGGAGGAGGGTGTCGTCTCCATGGCGACCATAGCTTGCTAGATGATTTGCCGTGCGGTCCATGAAGCGATCCTCAGACTGAAACTGCTGTAGCTATAACAGATGGGGCTGCTGGAGCGAAAGCGGTTGCTGCATCATAAAAGAGTTGAATCGATGTGTTCTCAACTGCCCACATAAGTTCAACATAATCCCCACCAAGAACATTTACCATATAATTCCAAGAAGCAACGGTTTCGTTGTTTGTTGCCTGTATTGCAATTTTCCCAGTAGTGTTCGGAGTATTCGTTCCTTTGGTTCTTAACCAAATCCAAATATAGTATGGCAACGCAGATGTTTGTTTAATACGAGTAGAGAATTGAATGTTGTAATAGCCTCGATTCTTAAACGTAATTTTGGAATTGTTTATAACGGATATTTGATTCGTTAAGTCTGTATTGGTAAATGTCATGGCATATGCTGTGTTTGCAGCGGCGGCGGTTTGAGTGTTCGTGCTGTGGAATGAACCGTAGTAGCCAGCAACCGAGGCTGAGCTTTCAATGTTTGAAAACGCAGCATCAAGATTTTGGTCAATTGCCCTGATAAGCTGATCGCCCCAAACGCGATCATAGTCATCTGTCGCAAGCGGAAGTCTTGTGCGGCCAATAGTCATCTCTTGCCATCCGTCCGAATGTCTACGCGAGGAATGCCAAGACGCCACGCCACACCCACGCCGTCGCTTTGAACGCGCAGGGTCATCATGCGCCCTCTAAGCCGGAAGTAAGTCTGGCTTGTGAACTGCTCCACCGGGAACGTGACGGTCGTTACGCCGCCAGAGGTGCTAGTGTTTGGAATCATAGACGTGTTGTTGTCTTTGCTTTGGGTAAAGGCAGACCCTGAGTAATCTTGTGCCTTCAAAATAAAATCAACGCTAGGATTGGCCGAGATGCTGTTCCTGAATGTCAAGTCTGGAATCATTCTCCAAGCAAAACCAAACTGCTCGCCCTCCCCAATCTCAATCGGCGCGCTCTCAATGTACGATACAATGGGAGAATATGGATCAGTCGATCCATCATCTTGCCCAATCTCGTGGAAGTAGATGTAGCCATCAGTGCCAGCGGCACGAGGATAGTCTTCAACGCCACGATCAATCCAGGCAGTGCGAACTAGATTGCCAACGCTCCAGACCTTTTCATTGTAGTTGTAAATAACATAACGATCAACTTCTTGAGCGCTATAAGATGGATAAAACCACCACACCTCATTATAAGACATATTGCTACCAGACGCGATCTTCTCGGCCTGATCCCAATTAATGTCATTAAACACATAGTCTTTTACTGAACATGGCAAACCATACGCGCGGCCATCGTACTGGAAGAAGCCATTTTGCCCCATCCAAAACACAACATCGTTCGCTGAAACCACAGCATTAGTTGCGGCCAAACTGGTCATTGCGATACGAGAGATAGTGTATTCGTAAGGAGCGCCAATGTATCTTAAAGCGTGGACTGCGGTATCTGTCCAAACGAGAATCTCTTGTTTGGTTTTGACGGCAGTCGCAAACTCAGAGCCTGTGGGAATACGAAGGCCGCCAGCGGAGTTTGTCTCAAGCGGCGTCCATTGGTTGGGCAATTCAGTATCTGACCAACGAATCAATAGGCGATCTTGAATGCCCGTATAAATGTCCGTGCAGCCAAAGGCTATGGCTTTGCGGTCAAGGTTCGATACCATGATTTGCCGCGCAACAGCAGGGACATCACTAGCACCAACAGTGCTGGACATCAGGACGGCCCGGCTGCCTAGGCCAGTTGCGTTTTGCCAGTAATAAATAGCTGCATCGCGCGGATTGATGATCAGGTTCTGACCAAAGCTATCACTGGTCCACAGACGCAAGCGTGTACCGGAAACCTGAGTGTTGGAGGGCGAACCCCATGTGGTGCCGATGTTGGCACTCAGCGTGCGCGAGGAGACGGTCTGAGATATGCCGACAGTGTATGTGCCCGTGCTGCCCGTGCCCGTGCCTAGCGCCGTTATATACGTCGCGTTGGAGCCTGGAGGGCTGGCAGTCACGCCAGTCCCAGTTATAAGCTGGCCAACAGCCAGCACGCCAGAGCGTACAGCAGTGACGGTCATAGTCGTGCCAGAGATTGAGGCAGTGAAATCAACGGCAGCAGTGGTAATGCCGCCCCAGGTTCCCGCGCCCCAGCCGTTGCCATAGACAGTGCTGTTCTGGCCAATGCTAATCTGAAACACCGCAGACACAGAAGCGCCGCCACCAACGGTCGTTGTGTTGGCCGCGTATGGTGCGGTGATTGTGAATGTTGCCGCAGTTAAGACGGTATTAATTTGATATTCGCCATTGAGCAAAAGACCAGCGAACGTGGTAGCACCAGAGAACGTGACGAAGTCGCCATTAGCAGCGCCATGATATGGTATAGTTACAGTGACTAGCGTTTTACCGTTAGTTACAGAAAAGGGATCGTTTGGCGCTGCTATTGTGGTTCTGATGGGCGTGACGTCAAACATGGAACCGCCGCGCTCAATATAGTATTTAAGGTCGGTGCCAATACCCAGGAAGTAGTTGCCTGTCAGGTCAGAGAATGATGTAAGCTGACGGCAAGTCCCTTGAAATTGCGACAAGACGGACTTCTGCCATCCACCAATCTTCTCTGGCGCTCCAGCACGAAACCTCACTTTGTCAGATTCGGACCAAGAGCCAGACGATGAATACCTCGATCCATCGTGCTGAATGCCTGGGGTAAACTGGAGCTTCTTAAGCGGCATGTTAGCCCCCTGAAATTCTTTGCTCTAACTCGCTGACCTTCGCGCTGAGTTCTTTGACCGCCTCGATCAGCAACGGAACAAGCTTCTCATACTGAACGGTCTTGTAGTTTTGCCCAGACTTAGATGTCGCTACGCCGTCAACATACTGAATATCAAACGGGGCAGGGTGAACTGCTTCCGGCAAAACGGCTTCAATCTCCTGGGCAAGAACACCGATTTGGTTTTCTTGATTGCCAACCCCAGCTTGCAGAGCCACATCATTAAAATTAAATGTAATGCCTTTAATTGCATTAATTTTATTGAGTGCGTCAGGAATGTTTTTGATATTTGTTTTAAGTCTTTCGTCGGAAATGCCCTGATAAAGAGTTCCATAAACAAAAAAGTTACCAGAATTGTCTGTAGACCAACGAGTAAGAGCCAAAGTATTATCCACAAAACCAGCAATGCCGCCAGTAGAATCCAAATAAAGAGACATGCTTCTTGTGTTGTTAATCAACCTAAGAACTTTAACGCCAGTTTCACCATTCCCGACATTAATTGCCGTGGAGGTCGTTGTAAAATCTCCACTGCCTGTCAGCGTTCCGCTATAATTTGGGTTTAAGTTTGCCAGCGCACCCAAGTTAGCGCGAGCAGTTGAAGCATTCGTCGCTCCAGTGCCGCCATTGGTAACGTTCAATGTTCCGCTAAGTGTGATGGTACCAGAAGTGGTAATAGGGCCACCTAGCGAAGTCAGGCCAGTAGAGCCGCCCGAGATGGCCACGCTGGTTACTGTGCCAGCAGCAGCGCCACTGGCGTTGTAGCCAAGATACACGTTAGTGCCGTCGCAATACAAAAGAAGAGTTTGCCCGTTAGCAACAACCTGCCCCGCGCCAGATGAGGTTTTTACCGTGACGGAAAACCCGCCAGCTGTGTTGTTGTATACGCTGTAAACTTTATTGACGGCAGGAATGATTAGGTTTCTTGCTGCATACAACGTGCCGCTCAAAACCAAAACTGCATTACGGGCTTGGTCAGAAACACCATTACCAGCAATCAGCGTTACATCCGCATCAGGCATTGTGATCGTGCCAACCCCGGTGATTGCCTGCTCAAGCAATGTGCCGAGGTTGGTGTTCGTGGTGTAGCCCCAGTTACCGGCTTGCTCACCGTTGCCGATAAGCTCAAGGCGAAGCGAGGTGCTATAGGTACTGGGCATCTTCTTTCCTTACAGCGAAATTAGCAGGAGACGGTGTAGGTGACGGTCAGCGTGTCGCCGCTCAGCACCGAGCGAGACGAGGCAAAGTCAGCCGCAGAGAACAACGTGCCGGTCGTGCCGCCAATGGTGCTGTTGGTTGTGATGAAGCAACCAGCAACGGTGTTGGTGGCGTTGATGTTGAACACCGCAGGAGAAGCTGAGTTGGTGGAAGAGCCAGCGGTCGAAGACGCAGCAGTGAAGGTCGGGCGCGTGGCATTCGAGTAGCCAGTGATCTCAGACCAACCAGAATGGGAAGCCATGGTGTCGCCAGCAGCGATAGTGCCGGTGCCCTTCAGGGCCACATAGAACGCAGCGGTATAAGCCGAACCAAGGAAATACTTGTTCAGCAAATCGTTCTTGCCCGTGGTCACAACCAGAGTGGGGAAGCCATCTGCCCAGCGGAGGTTGCCCTCAGCGTCGCGGCATTCGACAATGAACTTACCGGTCACGCCAACGAAGTCATGGACTTCATGACGGGCGGTAAGGCCAGCGCCAGCAGTGTCTCCCAAAACAATCAAATCATTGTTGTCCATTTAGCTATTCCCTATTGGTGTCCATGTTGCAGTTGTAGCAGGGATTGGTGTCCATACAGAACCCCCGCCCGTATCTACTGGCGTCCAACCCTGCCCTGGATTGGGGATGGGCTGCCATCCACCATACCCTACCGCAACATCGGCCAGAGATATTGTATCCGAAGCTGATTTGAAAAGGATAGCAGTATTTGTGGAGATGTCACTAAGGGCAATCAAATCACTTGCCAAGGCCAGACCAGATATCTTGCCACTGGAAGAATCGGATGTGATTAGCGTGTCTGCCGCACTGACCGCGACGTTGAGCTTGAGGACTGAAGAATCCGACAACGACAAGCTATCGGACGCCGCCTTTGCATAGGAAAGGGCGGGCGAGGAACTATCGGATAGTGTTAGCGAATCTGAAACGCTAGATGCGTAGCCAGCCGCGCACGCAGCGAGATCAGACAGGGTGAGCGTGTCAGACGCGCTTCCGGCTAGGCTGATAGCCGCAGCACCAACATCAGCCAAAGACAGGCTGTCGGAACTGCTAGCAGACAGGCTCAACTTGCCTGTTGTGGATTCCACGAAGACTATCGAATCAGAGGCGTTGCCCAAGAAGGACGCCACGCTCACTGCGCTATCTGAGAGCGTTAGGGTATCGGATGCGCTAACGCCGATAACGATGATGAAGCTTGTCGCGTCCGAAAGCGTAATCGAGTCAGACGCGCTCGTTGAATAAGCCGTGCCGCCAGCAGCCAAGTCAGATAGCGTCAGGGCATCAGAGGCTGCGCTAGAGATGGCTGTGACCGCGCTAATGGCATCGGATAGCGTGATGGTATCAGAAGCGCTCACAGGCGCGTTGAAGAAGCCTGTGGCTGATTCTGTTAGGGCAATAGAATCAGATGCTGAACTGCTGAGGCTGATCGCATTCGTGGTGCTGTCGCTTAGAGTCAGCGCGTCAGACGCGGAACCTTGCAGGAAGGAACCAGACTGCCCGCTGAACGGCGCACCAGAGAATGGGAAGAAGCCAAACATCTCTTAGGTTCTGAATCCTTTAACTATGGTGCCGTTGGCCAAACAACATTAGAAGGGAAGCCCTGTTGCTCAGGGACTTCACGCAGCGCCTGCCGGTAAGCGGCCCATGCGGCTTTGTCTACCGGGGCGTCAGCCAGTTGTGTCCAATCGCTATCAGCCAACAAAGTGTTTCTGCGTGACCGGACGGATTCTGCTTCTGCTTCCGGGCTGGGTGGTTGCGGCACAAACGGAGCAGGAGGAGGCGGGTTAACCCACACGCCGTCTTGAAGGGTCGCGCCGTTTACCGTGCCTTCTGGAACTTCGACTGTGTAGAATGCCGCCACGTCCGAGTGATAGATCAGCGTTGGATCGCCGGGAGCGACATCGCGTACGTGGTTGGGTGGGTCTATCCAAGCGAGGGGCATTAGTAGCCCTCCGTGTAGTAGAGGATTACTGCGCCAGAGCCGCCAGCGCCACCATAACCATACGCAGAG